CGCCAAGCTCGCGCTTTCATTCGCCCTAGTGGACGCAGGGCACGGCGCAGATCACTTACTGTGGTGGCTTGCCGCGCTGCAAAAGAAAGGCTCGCCGCTATGCGGGCGCGTGCGTGCGTGTCGTGGTAGCTCGCAATATCCGCACCCCGTAGTTGACAACCGATACTCAAAGATTGTCAAACAGCTTCACGGGCATTGGGTGGGCGGCGATGAGGCAAAGTCTCTGATTTACACTCGCCTCCGCATGGAGGAACAAGGGGAAGGCTATCGTCACTACGGGCTGAATCACGATGAGAAGTTTTTCCAGCAGTTGACCGTTGAAAAGGCGACGGTGGAATACAAGAAAGGCGAGGAACAGAGGCGATTTAAGAACGTAGAGAAGGCGCGCAACGAAGCACTCGACTGTTCTGTGTATGAAATGGGCGCGTTCAGACTTCGACAGTGGAACTATGACGCGATTGAGGCGAAGATTATTGAAGATGCAAAGCCAGAGCCGGAAAGGGAAGAACAAGAGCTGGTCGCGCCGGGGCGAAGTAACTTTGTCAACGGGTGGCGAGTCTAATGCAAATAGTTTGCGTTTGACTTTCTCGCTATTGTCCGCCATATAGCGCGGAAATGGCCGTTGAAACACTAACAGGAATACCCGATTCGTTTGAGTCCGGCGACACGGTTATATTCACGGAAACCTTCACGGATTACCCCGCAACCGCGTGGACTGCCACGCTGTATTTAACGCGGGCAGGTTCAACTACTGTCAGCAGCGCGGGCGCGGCGAGCGGAAACAACTTCATTTTTACGCTATCAGCCGCTGTTACCGCCGCTATTGCAGCGGGCTATTGGAGCTACGCGATTTACGCAATCGAGACAGCGACAACTCAGCGAGCGACGGCTAAGACTGGCAGTATCGCCGTATTGCAAAATCTCGCCGTCACGCCGACAGCAACGACAGCGCAAACGATGGTCACGGCGCTGCAAACCGCCCTTGCCACGCTCGCGGCATCTACGAGCAGCAGCGTTTCTTTCAATGGGCAATCTTACACGCGGGCGAACATAGCAGACTATCAGAAACAGCTAGTCTATTGGCAGGCGCGAGTCATCAAAGAGCAAAACGACCTCGCGGCATTGCGCGGCACAGCAAGCAGCGGGCGCGTGGAAACGCGATTCGTGCAACCTCAATAACCAATGGCATTTCTCAGCAGACTATTCGGCAAAAAAGAAACGGACAGCCAACGCAGCTACCGTGAAGTTGTCGCGCTTGGCGGGCAAAATAGCGATTGGGTTTTAAGCTCACTCAGCGAAGATTCGGACGTGTGGCAGAACGCCTACGCACTCACCGCCCGCGTGCGCGACTTGTTCAAGACGAACACGACATACATCAAATATCGGGAGCTGCTTTGGGCAAACATCTTTGGTGAGGGCGGAATCATGCTTCGCATGAAGATCAAAGAGCAGGAAAATCGCGTTGTCTATTCAGCCGATGAAAAGTCTGCGCTTGTAAAACATGAGGCGCGCATCAATCGCGTGCGCGAGTGGGCCGCGAAGCAAAGCGGCAACTCGCCGGAACAATATCGCGCCTTTGTGCTTGCGGATGAAATCGAAAGCAGGGGCATTGATTCCGTCCTTCGCGGATCGGCAAGTGTCTCGATTGGACAGCCCGATATTTACGCAAATCTGTCCACTGAAAACGGATACAATGAATGGAAGCGGGCGCAGTATTGCGACGTGCGAGGACGCAGGCCATATAACGCACTTTGCCAGCTTCGCCTTATCTCCGCAGTGCGCGACGGCGATCATTTCATCCGCCATATTCGTAGCCCCAAGGTGAACAAATTTGGATACGCGATTCAACTTATCAACGCTGAATGGGTAGATCGTTTCTACAATGCACAGCTTGCCAACGGCAACGTTGTCATCATGGGCATTGAATACAAAATGAACGGGTGGGGCATCGGGCATCCCGTCGCGTTTCATTTCATCAAACGCCAGCCGAATGATTGGCAATTCAGCAACGGCGGAATGTGGAATTTCGGCAGCGGCACACTGCATGAGCGCGTGGATGCGAGCGAGATTATCCACTACGCAAGGCCCGTGGATGCAGATGCTACACGTCCCGCTCCGTGGGTTGCTTCTACGATTCCAAAGGCTCGCCAGTTAGATCAATACGAGCTTGCGGAAGTCATCGCCGCTAGAGCTGGCGCGTGTAAGACGGGCTGGCTTTATTCTGACATGGTTCCAGAGGGCGGCTTCGCTGGCGATCCGCCAAGTCCGACAGACGCAAGCCGCAGACTCAATCCAGTTGAGCCGGGTGGCATCCAAGGCTTGCCGTTTGGCGTGAAATACCAAGGCGACGATCCGAAACATCCAAACGGAAACTTTGAGACATTCCGCAAGGGTATGGTGCGCTCGCTAACGGCTGGCATGCCGGGAGGCGATTACAACATTCTCGCAAGCGACCTCGAAAACATCAATTTCAGCGCGGGAAGGCTTGGGCGTCTCGATACCAACGAAACATCCATGCTCATTCAGCGGTTTGATATTGATACCGCAGAGCGTCCTATTTTCGAGGCATGGCTTGAAATGGCACTCATCACGGGCGCGGTGCCGCTTCCGTTTGCCAAGTTCAACAAGTTCAACAAACCCGTTTTCCAAGGCCGTAGATGGAAGCAGGTTGACGAAGTGAAGGCGATTAACGCGGCGGCGTTGCGCGTGGCTAACAACATGAGCAGTCTTTCCCGCGAGAACGCCGACTTGTCGCAAGACTTTGAGGAAATCGTTTTTGAGCGGGCGGAAGAAAAGATGTTGCTGGAATCACTTGATCTTCCGTTTGAACAAACTTGCGACCCTCGCGCAGCGGCGGAAACGCAGAAAGAAGCTGGCAAAACAGAAACAGAGAAGCCGAAGCCCGACAAAAAACAAAGTTGACAAACGCAACCTAGTTGCATTAACAACAAAACCGCAATGGCAACGAAAACCATTCAGATTCCAGAAACGCTCTTCCGCAGTGCGGAGATTAACAAGTCGTCCGATGGCGCGGAGTTCACGATGAGTGTTTCCAGCGACGAGCCTTACAAGCGCCATGACTGGCGTTCAGACGAGTACTATTGGGAAGTTCTCGACCATTCGCCGGGCGGCATTTCCGATGCGCGGCTAAAAGCCGGACTGCCAATTCTTTTCAATCACGACCGCAATCAGCATCTTGGACGCGCCACTGAATACGTGGTGGACGGAAAGAAATGCACGGTTAGTAAAATAATTTGGAGCGATTCTGAATTTGCTCAGACGAAAAAGAAAGACGCTATGAGCGGGGCATTGCCGGATACCAGCGTAGGCTATCGCATCATTGATGACGGCGTTTGCATCGGAGAGAAAGACGGATTACCGATCTACAAATTCAAGTGGGAAATCCAGGAAGGAAGCCTAGTTACAATTCCAGCAGACATCACCGTTGGCGCGGGCCGATCCAAGGACGGCGAAGAACGCTTCCGTGACATTACTATTCTAGAAACCAATCCACCGCTTGACAAATCCACGCAAAAACCCTTAATGCAAATAGCTGGCGATAAGCCCGCGCAACAAAAATCAAATACTACCATGCTCAACACAACTGCTAAACGCTTCCATGAGAAGCCCGACGACAACGGCGGCACCGCTGTCATTGACGTTGTGAAAGAGCGCGGCAATGCCGTTGCCGACTTCCGCAACCGCTGCAAAAAGATTAACGATTTCGTCGGTGGGTTGAAAAACCCGCAATGGAAGGAATCCGCAACCGCGATTGCCGCGAAACACACGATGGGCGATGCCGACTTTGACGCTTTCCGCGCCGAAGCATTGGATAGCTTTGAAAACGTCCAGCGCATAGCTGAGACGAATCCCAACATCGGCATGAGCCAGAAAGAGGCTGGTCAATTCAGCCTCATGCGCGCTGCTCGCCAGATTATCGGCAAGGGCCGTCTTGAAGGCTTGGAAAAAGAAGCCAGCGAAGCCGCTGCGAAACACCTTGGCCGCACACTCCGCGAAGGCGCGATTTGTATGCCAAACGAAGTCGCCACGCTCGACCTCGCCCGTGCTCTTAATCTCGACACCCGTGCACAGAACGTCACCACGTTCACCGCAGGCGGCGCAACGGTGCAGAACCAATATGGACCGATGATCGAACTGCTTAACAACGCAACCGTTCTTGGCAAGCTCGGCATTACCACGATGAACGGGTGCGTGGGTGACATGATTCTTCCGCAACAGACCGGCGGCGCAACCGCTTACTGGGTATCGGAAACCGGCGCACTCACCGACTCGCAGGCGACATTTGCTCAAAAGGCAATGACCCCGCATCGTTGCGGTGCAACCATCCCGTTCACCACGCAGTTCCTCGCGCAGTCCAGCATTTCCGCCGAGGCTTTCCTGCGCGGCGAACTGATGACACGTCTCGCACTCCTGCAAGACCTCGCGGGCCTTGAAGGCACCGGCAACGCAGGCCAGCCGCTCGGCGTGAAAAACACCAGCGGCATCAACGCCACCGTCACATTCGGTGGCGCGGCTACATGGGATGACATCGTGGAGTTTGAAACTGGCATCACGGTTGACAACGCCGATATTGGCACGATGGGCTTTGCCCTTTCCAGCGCCACTGTTGGCAAGTGGAAGACCATCCTGCGCAGCAGCACCGCTGGCGCCGTTTATCTGATCGATAAAGGCGACCTCAATGGCTACGGCTACGAGCGCACGAATCAAATCACCGGCAACATCGCCTACTTCGGCGTGTGGTCGCAACTCTTACTCGCTCGCTGGGCTGGCATGGAGTTCATCGTTGACCCTTACGCGCTCAAGAAGAGCGGTCAGATCGAAATCACGGTCAACCAGCTGTGCGACTACCTTGTGCGCCAGCCGCTTGCGTTCAACGTGTCCACCGACTCAGCCGCTCAGTAATGAAGGCTACCGTTCTCGCTCCTGTCTCTATCAACGGCATCCCGGCAAAAATCGGGGATGCTGTTGAAGTGGACGACCTTACATTTGCCAACTTATCCCGCAAGGGGAAGCTGACGGAAGACAAGGCGGAAACCGCGCCCTCGAAATCGCAAGAAATTGAAACGCGAGAGCCGGAAACAGAAAATCGCGATCCTAAACATTCAAGAAAATCCAAATAACATAAGACCATGAATCTCGACCCAAAAAATCAGTCCACAGTCACGCAGGCAGCGGTTTCCGCAGCCCGCACATCAACAGTCACCGGCACCGGCTTCGATGTCAGCGGCTACATCGGCAACATTACCTTCGTGCAAGCGATTGGAACCGTTTCCGGCACCACGCCAACGCTCGACGGCAAAATCCAAGACAGCGCGGATGATTCCAGCTACACGGATGTTTCCGGCGCAACCTTTACGCAGGTCACGGCGTCCACTTCGCTGATTAGCGTCAATGTGGATACCCGCAGCGTGCGCAAATACCTGCGCTACGTCGGAACGATTGCAGGCACCACGCCAGTATTCAATTCCGCCGTCCTCGCCATCGGAACTAAGCAAGTGCAGCCGTAATCAATCGGCCCTAAAGCAGTCCAACAAGGGCCGCGCATCGTAGCGATACGGGCGCGGCCTTTTCTCTAAACCATGAGCCTACTTACAGCAGCATTTGACGAACTCGTTACCGAGATCAATGCCGCTCGCGGTTCATCGCCGACGCTGACAATCGGCGCGATTACCGTTACCAGCATCCTAGTTGGAGACAACCTGATTGACGTTCAAATCTTCGACGGCGCAACGTGCGATCCAGACGGCCCGCAAATCAGCACGAAGGTATCTTCGTGGGCAACATTGCCAGTCAAGAATGATACAGCCGTCCTTGCGGCTTCTAGCGGTGCAAATGGCACATATGACGTAATGGACACGAACATTCACGACGGCATGATTTACATGAAACTTGGCAAGCGCGCAGGACTATAATCTTCTATGGGAAATTTTGCAGAATACGACATTGAGCGCATGGTGATTACAATTCTCGCCGCGCAGACGGATTTGCCAGCCGCGCTTCACCGAGACGTTGACGACGGGGCTGACAAGGACAGAATTATTGTCAAATGCGACCCACGCGAGGTTGAGCTTGGCAATAAAAACGAGGGCGAGGCTCCGTCGCGATGGGGGGCGGAATTGACCGTTGAAATGCGGCTTGCCAGCATTACCGACATGGCAAAGCTCCAACTATGGAGCACGGCTATTGACGCAGCTTTTGCGGGTTCAGTTCCCGCCGCGACTACATCTCTTTTTAACACGCTTTACG